CACCTTGCGGTGGCAGGATGTCTAGTTACCTAGACCGTCTCATAAGACGCCTCCCTTGATGGAGACGAAATATGGCAGGTACGTACGCTCCGAGTGAGTCTGGCTTCCGCCAGACTTACAAATTTCGACAGGCGACTTTCTTTAAGGGCGACTGGCAATCCGGTCGTTCTAATTGGGAAGTCGATACCCAGTCGAATCGTAGCGCACGTGCGAAAGGGCAAGTTGTCCTCCTCGGAGGCAAACCCTTTCGTAAAGCGACCAGCTATTCCATCTGGAACAAGAGTCTTCAAGTTGATAGTCCGTTCTACCGATCGGGCTACCAGTTGAACTCTTGGGATGGCAGTAGGAAAGATGGTTGGACACGAAGTGATTACGAGACAGGTTATCTGTGTAGTAACGCTTCGCCCGCCATTCCTTCTGACCTTCCGTCAGGTGATCGTGAGAGAGCGATCGTCGAGTGCCTCAACAAGATTGCCGATCAAAAGGCGAATCTTGGTGAGGGTCTCGCGACGCTAGGCCAGACTATCCGCATGTTGCGGAATCCCTGCCAATCATTACTCGACGGTATTCTGAGCGCAAAGCGTGATCGATCGCTGAAGCCTTATATGTATAAGTCTTTCCGCGATATGATCAAGCAAGGCGTCGATAAGACGCTTGCAAACAGGTACCTCGAATATGTGTATGGCTGGGCCCCGCTCATGTCGGACATTTATGGCCTCGTCGAGCTTGCGAAGAAGCAATCGCAGGGCCCTCTTGTTGTTCACGCAAAATCGACATTTAACACTACTAAGTTCAAAGGCCAAGGCCAATGGACTTATCTTAGTGATACAATGCATCGAGTTGCGTCGTCCAACCAAGAGCGCCGTGTCGCTTGTTCGATCTGGGCCTCCGTCAACCCGAATTACTCGGGTGGGCGAGCGCTCAATCAGCTCGGCCTCTTAAATCCAGTTTCGCTCGCGTGGGAACTTGTGCCTTGGAGTTTCGTGATTGATTGGTTCGTACCAATCGGCCCCGTTCTCAATGCACTTACCGCGCCTGCGGGCCTGGACTTCATCACAGGCTACGTTTCCAATCGTGTCTCCTCCACTGATATCTTTGATTATCAAACGTGGAGTCTTGGGGAAATGCCGTTTACGGCTATTACCCAAACCTCTCCGTGTAACCCAAGGGTTACACACGAGCGGTACGACCGTGAAGCGCTCGGTGGTTGGCCGCAACCGCGGCTTTACCTCCAGCCTGATCCGTTCAAAGGTGACCATTTTCTGAAGGCTCTTGCCCTCGGAATTTCGAACCTTAAACGGTAATGGGAATTGTGTACGCTGGTAACAGCATCATCTTCGTATAAAGGAAGACAACGTGTCTGCACGCACCAATCTGGTCATTAATGACCGAGCCGCAACTCCCGTTGCGCACACCTACTCGCCGGATGGGGATGACCTCAACGGCGTGCACGTCTTCAGCGAGAAGACGACCGTTCCTGCCGGAAACCCGCGGTTCACCGCGAGTCTCCGTAAGAGCGGAGGTAAGTACCGTGGCGCTCTGCGCCTCGCTGTGCCCGTCGTTCAGACCCAAACGATTAACGGGGTTTCCACCCCGGTGGTCGTCCGTACCGCCTTCATCGAGGTCAACACGACCTTTGATGCCCTCTCCTCGGAGCAGGAACGTGCGGATACGGTGGGTCTCATGGCTAACGCCATGGCTGCGTCTCAGACGCAGATGAATGACATGCTGGTGAAGCTCTCGGACATCTACTAAGATGCGCGCGTCTCACGGCATCGTGATGATCTTCTCGATCATTATTCTGACCATGTGTATAGGAGTGATCCTGTACATGTTTACGCTAAGCAGTCCGGAAAGGACCACTGAATGCAAAAGCATCGAGCGCACCTTGGTAAGCGACGGTGGCAGAACGCCAATCGTCGTCTATCCGAATCAGCCGTTGACCAGCTTGTCTCCCTCGGATCGAGGGTCGCCGGGCTCAATGATGACTTCGTTTGCCAATACCTGAATGATGAGTACTTATCCAAGTTTCTGGATGAGTCCTCTTGCGACGCGGCTACTCGCCGCAGCGCCGCCATATCAAAATGGCTCGAACAGGAATCGGTTAACAAAGAGACTAACCGCCGATTAGCGGTTATCGATGAAGGTTTTAATGTCCTTCCTCGCGTCTCCTGGAAGTCATTCATGAGGTTCACTCGTAGCCTTATCCAGAATGTACTTGGCCCTCTTCGCGATTCTATCGTGGTTGGGGACTTCTCTTCTGGAGCGAGCACGAGTCGCAGACGTACTGAGGCGTCACGCCCCAATAAGTTTGCGCCGAAGGCTGATTTAACAAGCGAAGTGTGGCAATACCTCCCGATTATTGATCGTGAGGCTCCACTCTTCGGACAGTATAGTCTCTTCACCGATCTTAGATCGGTGGAAGGGGCTATTCTGTTTACCGTTCCGAAGAAATCGGATATTGATCGCTGTGCTTGTAAAGAGCCAGACATCAATATGTTCCTGCAGAAAGGCGTTGGCGCTCACATTCGTAAGCGCCTCCGCCGTTTCGGTATTGATCTTAACGACCAATCCCGGAATCGAGAACTCGCTCGTGAGGGTTCCCTTTTGGGAACTCTCGCAACACTTGATCTCTCGTCTGCTTCGGATTCGATCACAATCGAAACCGTCCGTCAGTTGCTTCCTTCTGAATGGTTCCTGTATCTTAACGATATCAGGAGTCAGGCAGTCAGCATCGACGGGGAACT